ACTTGGAAAGCCTTGGTCAGGATCTGAGTATTATTTGTGCGTTCAACAGCGTCTGTTAGTGTCGCCATTGATGCCGCTGCGCCCTCGACTGCCGCGTTAACTCCGGCTGATGCCAAAGAATCCTCAAGCCAAGAGAATGTCCGAGCAGACACTTTCTCGTCTTTGAACATGGTCATGGCAGGTGTATCGAATGGCGTGATATCGGTTATAATGTCTGCGACACTCTCTTTTTTCCCTACCTGATCGTAGGTTGTATAAGTAGTCATTTTTAAGTTTCCTTAAAGTTAGATAAGATTGAAGTGGAAAGACTAACTTTCCCAACGTGCCATTAGGGCATCTGCAATGTCATCCATGCCACCGCCGTACTTTGGATTATCTCGAAGTTTTTGCTGTGCCTTTTGGGCATTGGCCTTCTTAATCTGAGTTTTGGTGGGTGGGGATTTCTTAGAACTCAAAACTTTGGTCTTCTTTGTCTTTTTAGTCACTTTGGCTTTAGCCTTCTTCGATTGGGCCGTCGCTTTAGTTTCATCGTAAAGACGAGCCTTGTTTATCAGCATGATTACATTTGGATCTGTGTACTGATCTACTTGGTTTTGAGGTAGGCCGTTTTTGACTGCATACGACCTGATGTCGTTATACATCTCGTTGCCCCAGTCTGGAATTGTGTCCTCTAACACACGAATACATTCTTTCGCGGCTGCTTGGACTGCAGACTGATGCTTGACTTGCATATCTTGTAGCAAGGCGTGGCTTTCTTCTTCGAGGAACTTTACGTCCTCTTCGGCCTGACGTGCATCCTGTCTCAGTTGGGCAAATGTTTCAGTGTCCATCTGTGACTGAGCAACCATCATGTCCATATCTGCATACGGCTTCAATCGCTCTTTGGCACGGTCTAAGAGTTTCTGGTATGACGCTGTAGTCCTCACAAAGTCTTCCTCTGTGATTTTACGTTGGTCGGCTAAGTCTTGAGACTTTCTAGTGAGGGATGCTTCCTGACCTGCTAGTCGCTTCAAGTCCTTCACAGATACCTGTTTGGTTTCACCGTTGACCTTGATTTCGACAACTGTATCGTCCGAGGCGATTGTCACTTCTTCAGTGGTATCATCGTCCTCTTCGTCCTCATCGTCTTCTTCTTCTTGGTCTTCGGTATCTTCCTCTTCATCAGGGTCCGCTTCGTACTCTTCGTCGTCTTCGAGTTCTTCTGCTTCCTCAATTTCAACTTCTTCTACGTCTGTCTCATCGACGTCTTCAGTTGTTGCCTCCACTTCTTCGTCTTCAGATGGCTTTTCAGCGTCTTCCCAACGATTTAGGATGGCGTCAGCCGCGTCACTGAGATCCAGTGCGCGAGGTTCAGATTCGGTCTTTTGCACGTTTGACATGGTGCTAGTCCTCTTCTTGGCTAGTGTCGCCGTTCTCTTTGATGCTATCTCGCACCGCGACTTTATGTTTAAAATGGTTCACCACGTCTACAAGTGCGCGATAGTGGCGATATGAAGTCTCACGTCTTTCATGTTCGTGAGGTTCTGTGTTGACGAATGCTTTGAAAGCCTCGTCTACTAATTCATTTACAGTGGCGTTGAATGCCGAGGATCCTAAGATTTGCTCGACCTCATCGCCTTGCTGAATCATTTGCTCTTCTTGTGTTGTCATAGTTCCTTTATCCATTAGGGCTTGCTATTGCTCGGACATCTTCAGCATTTCTAGCGATCTCAAGTTCTTCGAGGTTCACCATCTCTTTATGCTGTTGTTGGCTCTCTTGGAGATCCATCTTGTCCGACTTGAGGGCGTAATCTCTCTCTGCCTTGAGTGCATCAAGTTCGAGTTTCATACGACCAATCTCTGCTTCAAAGGCTGTCTTCTGTTCGGCAACCTGAGTTTGACGATCCGAGATCTCAAGTTGCTTCTGCGCCATTTGCATTTGCATCTGTTGATTTGGATCTGGTTGTGGTGGTGGGATCATCTTCGGATCTTTCAAGAAGTCAGCTATGTTCTTGATCCCTGACATATCTAGGATCTTGGCAAGCATTTGATGCTTCTGTTCGGGTCCATACATTCCACCTAAACTTGGGTCTGCAGAGAACAGTTGATGGAAAGCCAGATACTTCTGGATCTGTGTCTCCTGTTCACCGTAACCAAGGTTGAACTCAACCATCACGTCACGTTTGTCTGACCACTGTGCAGGTGTGATATTCACATAGGTTCCTGCTAACTCAACGATCTTCTCCTCTGTCTCGTTCTCTACGCAGATCTGGTAGACCTTGAGAAAGAGTGGTTTCAAGAAGTTGTTGGCAAAGTTTCTAGCAATGATCTTTTGCCTTTGTTGGCTCATGCTTGCTAGTTGTTCGACCATCGCAGCCGAATTTTGGTGACTGATGGCGTCTTTGTTTAATCCTCGGGAAAGTCGAGAGACGCCACTTGTATCCTCTTTATCTTGGTCCAACATGCTTATGGTCTGGAACACAAATGGATTGAGACTTGCTTGAGGCATTGGGTTTATTGCGTCGGGCCTAGTCACATTGACAATGCCTCCGACGCGATTGTCGATTAGTTCTCTTGGATTAGTGAGGCCACCTTTGACCACTGTATATCTAGGGTTGTTTGTAACCATAGCGTGATCGAGGATGGAGCGTGTCAGAATTGTGCGCGCATTTTGGATAGCAACCAGTTTGTCGGCAAAGTTATTACCATGGAAGGCGTGTGGAATAGGTAGAGGAACGAAAGCCACAAATGGCAGTCTCTGGACCTCTTCACATTCCAATAAAGTACCACCAGACTTGACGATACGATAAAGAGAACAGACGCCCTCTCCATACTTATCGAGTTCCATGAACGCCTCGACGACAGTTACCTGTCTGGACATCTTCTGGTTACTGTTTGCCTTGAAACCTCGGTCTGCACCGATCTCATTAAAACGCGATAGGATCTCTGGATCGTTGTCGAAGTCATTATCTTCGTCGTTAATGTCCATAACTACGTCTTCGTCATAGCCCATTTCGATTAGATCGGAGAGTGACTTCTTGGTTCTGTGGGCCAGAAACATGGCACTTTCTAGTGACTTACACTGGGGCTCAATGAGGAACTCTTCTGGAGCAACGGCTTCAATCTTGACCTGTGATGTGTCTCTATAGATCCGAAGTTGACCATTGTTCATTCCGTATTCGTCTGTCTCAACCTCTTCGATCTCAGTCATCTCATCTGCGAGACGCATATCTAGTTCTTCTTCTGTGAGATCCTCGATGTCTTCGAGATGGCTTTCAGTTCTTTGGTCCCAATAGACTTTACACAGTCCGGCTCTAGCAATCAGTCCATCGTGAATCACTGTCTGCATAGTTTCGAAAAGATTGTTCTGACGATGAAGAACGTAGTCTGTGTACTCTGTGCAGACTTCAGCCATTTGCACATCGTCAACATTCTGAGGAGCGAAGCGAAGGGTTTTGTTACCTGTACTGAAAGTCTCAAGTAGTGCTGCCTTCATTGACTCCACGGCATCGTAGACGTCCTGCGAAACGTACTTAGAGTTTCCGTCGTGAGCAGGTTTAGGTAGATGGGCTGAGTAGTAGTCCATAACCTTTTGTCGCTCTTTCGACAGTTCACTATCGTAGTAGCCTATTGATCGTCTCAAGTTCTGATCAACTAATGAGAGGATCTTCTCGTCATCAAGTTTTTGTAATTCTTCTGATTTCATATCTAAACCATCTCAATGTAAAATTCATCGACTGCTTCTATCGGCTCCCACACACCCTCATGAATGTGATTTGCGAGTGCTAAACTCATTACACAGTCGTCAAAACATCCACTTTCTGCCTCCATCCCACCGCTATTGGTTACGATGTATGTGAGCATTTCACGGATAGTGACTTTATCGTTAAGTTCGATCGTTCCATCCCTAGTCGTTGCCCTTAGTTCATCGATGACAAGCGGTTTAGTTTTGGAAGTAGTTGTGAAACCGAGTTTTACGGTCTCTTTGTCTGTAAGTTTATCGACTTGGATCTCAGTGTAGAAATTTGGATAAGCCATGTCCTTACCGAGCCTTGTGCAGGTCAGTATGCCGTGACTGTTGTTTTCTACAATTATAAGAGCCTCGTTGAAGAACGTACCTAAAGCAAAAAGAACTTCTGCAAAGTAGTCAGGATGCACTCTGGCTCGATATGTGGCTACTTGTCTTTTCTTCGAGTCAAGGACTTGTGCTACACTCCAGTCTCCACCGGACACGCCCATAGCAACATCTGCACCGATCGTATATCTCTCTCCGGCATCATGTTTCTTGTAGAGTGATAGTTCGCCTCTAGGGTTCTCTAGCCACTCATCGCCTTCAAGCGCCAGTCGATTGATAGGGTCTGGAGCATCGTTGAGAGCCTCTTGTAATGTCTCGGGATTAAACACTGGTCTCCCAGTTGTGAGAAAGGCTTCATCAGCCTCGATAGGGTACTCTTGTTTGAATAGATCAATTCCGTTCTGGGCGATCTTACGTCGCCTAAACATGAGTTGCTCATCATCAAGACCATACTTCTCAACTAGTTCTTCCTCTTCTGGTGTCTGCTCGAAGTTCTTAGGAACTGGTTCCCTATAGTCGGGGTCTAAATGCCAAGGAATGAAGACAGGTATGTATCCATTTTTACCTTCGACGGCTCCTCTCCACAGATCATAGAAAACACCACTAACACCGTTAGCCGTACTCTCTACAAAGATTGCAGTTCCTTTTTTGTTTGGGACTGCTTGCGTGAGGCCGTTCCAGTTCTCTAGCGCCGTGGACTTAGACCAAAACGCTATTTCAGAAGCATGAACATGGGTTAAAGTCTCACCTCGACCAATACTTTCACCTCCTGCCGTCGCAACAACATAAGAACTATCTAAGACGTCAAATGTAAGTTCACGGCGAGAGGAGTATTTAGTGTGAGGCTTTAGTAACTCAGGGCAGTTCTCATGATACCTCTTAGTCATATCAAACAATGCTCTAGTACTGTCAGAATGATGAGTAATCACCAGTGCCTTACAAGCCTTCCGTTGAGACACGTTGTGGTAAAGGTAGCCACCACAATAGGTACTAAGACCTTGCTGTCTCGCCTTGAGTATTATGATACGAACTTTGCCCTCAGACTCTAACTGTTTGTCTACTGCATCTTGAAGTAACTTCTGTGCAGGTTTG